CTCTTGAATTGCTTGAACAAGTTGAAACACCTCTTGGTATGGACGAGTTACCAAATACCCAAGGATTTGGTTTGCAACTTCAATTGGAAGTTGTAATTTCATTTTTGTTTCCTTTAATAATTGCAGTTGATATTTTACAGTCAATCATATAAATGCCGAGGGCTTCAAACTTTTTTGAAGCTATAAAGGTATTGGCAATAAATCCGCCGGGGTAACGTCTAGGAAATTATTTCATATGAGACGACAAAAGTAACACCATTAAGGGGAGACAAAACAAGGATACTATTGTTTTCTAAAAGGTAAAACCCCGTATCTTTTGTTACCGCAAATTGAGTAGTTGAATTGGCAACAGTATTAGAATAAATAGTAGTTCCACCTGCAATTACTTGCATAATTCCACTCGAAGCGCTTTCGTTTGCTATACTAATTCTATTAATTTTATAAACCTGTCCTGATGACGCCGCGTTGGTCAACAACAACGTTAATGCCGAGGCAGTCGGTGATACGCCAGTAAGATTGCCATGTGCCGATGTTGCGGTTAAAAGGTTTGGATTTGCCATAATTTAAATTCCAAAAATAAAAGAAATCATTGTGGCTTTGGCTTGGGTTACGCCCCCCCCCGCAGGAGTGGTTGATGACCAAGTAGTACCGTTAGATGTTAGTACATTGCCAGCCGTGCCGGGGGCAACTACTTGAAATGCTGATGTTCCATTCCCAAGCAGTACGTTGTTGGCTGTAAACGTAGCCGCTCCAGTGCCACCCGACGCTACTGCTAACGTGGTTGACAATCCAGCAGCGGTGCCCGTCGTGTTCTGGTTCAGCGTTGGGATGTCAGCAGCAACAATCGCCCTAAAAGTTGGCACACCAGACGATCCATTTGGCGCAGCCAAAACAAAGTTAGCAGTTTTACTGGCGTAAGGATTTAGCGTGTCACCATAAGCAGCGTTTAAACTAATAGCAGGCGTTGCCCCACCGCTTGATGCAACAGGAGATGTTGCCGTAACACTAGAAACCCCCCCGCCGCCACCAGAAGAATTGATGGTTTGGTTAGGCCACGTTCCAGTGATCGTGACGTTTGTTCCGGCTACTAATGATGGTGTTGTCGTGCCAGTACCACCGTTAGCTACGCCAACAAGCGTTGCAGTTGCTTTGCTGGCTATGGTTTGAACAACCCCTGCGCTGTCCTTATAGTACAACTTTCCATCAGCGGTGTTGATGTTGATTGCCAACTCACCGTTGACTAAGTTTGACGCCGAAGGTACAGCAGACGCCGTCGTGCTGTAGTAAAGCGAGATTGGTGTGTAATTAGTCTGTGCCATGATTTACCTCAGAATGTCCCGCCTGTTACGCCGAATGCAGTCCCGGTCCCGCCGTTAGCAGTCGGTAAAATGCCCGTTACACCAGTCGTTAACGGCAGCCCGGTCGCATTAGTCAATGTGAGCGAACTTGGAGTTCCCAGCGACCCTCCATTAACTGTAAACGCCCCAGCACTACCGGTGTTAATCGCTAAAGCTGTTGCCACCCCGGTTCCTAAGCCAGTAATAGATCCAACCGCCGGAGTAACCGTCGTATTCCCAGCCGCAGTCAGTTGCCCCTGCGCATTAACTGTGAACGTCCCCACCTGCGTTGCAGATCCATAAGAGGTAGCGCTCACGCCAGTGGTTGCGATTGCAATCGTTACGGGAGCAGAGCCGTTATATGATGTGCCACTCAATCCAGTGCCGATCGTAAGCGTGCTGGAAGATGTCGCTGTAACCGTAACCGTGCCACCTAAAGAAACAGTCGATCCATTGATTGTGATTGAACTGTTGGTCAGGCCGGCATTCGGGATTGTAGCTACCGCAGTGAATGGACTGGTTGCGTTTCCAACCAAGTAACCAGTAAGCGTATTTGCGCCAGTCCCGCCGCTGGCTACGTTCAGCGTTCCAGCAAGCGTCACAGCGCCTATGGTGGCTGTCGCGGGGGTAAGTCCCGTTGATCCTGCGCTAAATGTACTTACCGATAGGCCGCCAGACGAAGAAATCGAGGAAGTTGTAGTCCTTACGGTCTGTCCGTTCTGGACAATCGGTACAGTCTCACTACCAGTAAGAGCACCGGCTGCTGGAAGTTGGAGAATTGTTACTTGTGCAGACATTACTCTTGGCTCGGTGGATATGGCGCAATTGTATCCAAATTGCCGTTAAGAGTAGGTACTTGTGAGTTGCCTTCCAACGAAATCTGGAACTGATTGCTACCCTCGGTCATTAGGTAATCATCGTTCGCGGCCACACTCACATCTGGACGCGGGAATCTAATCGTAATCCGCTCGGTCTTCCTTGCGGGTAACCGATACGGATCAAACTGGTCAGCGCAACCAGTATCGCAAACCATTAACCCCGGAAAGTTTGGATCTGATCTCAACACCGAATGCGGATACTTAAGACGGCAACGGTCACAGATTGCGATCGCAATGTCAGAGTAACCACGAGTGTCTAGAAAGCGTGGCATCAGCGTGTGTACACCGACACGTTCGGAGCCCAGTAAATCGGCGACCGATCTCTCTCTTCAGCTTCCGCCAAACCTAAATACTTCTCGGCCTGCGCCTCAAGGTACTGAACCCGATCTAAAGGAACACCGGGCAGCTCTAGGCTCATACGGTGAGCCAGCATCATCACCGTAGCCTCATACCACCTCTGAGGAACCTCTAGTTCATTGGTGAGCGCACCAACATCATCAATCTGACGCGAGTACCAGATCGTCATCTGCACAAACGGATCACTCGGAACCGGCCACAGATAGATTTTGCTCTGCGGGATTGTGCGATTAAACCAGAATTGGAACGGCTGGTTGGCCGTAAAGTTCTTGTTCGGGAGATTGGTGTAATCGTCCCGGTTTAACCGAGCCATCGTGATCTCAGTTGAGTTATTCCCGAAGAACAACTCCCTCAGGCTCAACGTCCCAGAGATGGCCCGGATGCGGTAGTACGGGACCGTGAACCCCGGATCAATGTCGTACCACAACCACTCGTTGTCAACCCAGACGGTTGGCCCCGGCGCAGAGATGGTCTTCCATGTAGTTCCGTCAGAGGAACACTCAAATACCACATTGAACGTGCCAGAAACGCCCGGCAAGACGCCGATTGACCCGATATAGATTGAAGATCCATAGTTAACCGAAATATTCCCTGCCGCAGAAGTCTGCGTACAGATTGTATCTATGTTGCCGTCAAAGGCATTCGCCACCACTCCGCCGGCGCTGCTTGAGTACGCTCCCGACGGCCTTGCCATCTTCCTGTATAGCGCTTGCAATACGTCGTTTCCGCCAACAGGAAGGTCGTAAATGTACTGGTCCGCTTTCAGGCCGTACACCTTCTTTTCTATCGCCCAATACTGGATCCCAATGTTGATTAGATTGGACAACAAGAAGAACAATGACTCACGAGCAGACGTTACCTGCTCCGATGTCAGTTCTTCCGCAAGTTTACCGGCCCGACGTGCTCCGTGGTCGATCAACTGCTGAACATTGATGACCGTTGTGCCGACTGTGTTTGAATAAGCCATTTACCAACCCGATGGACAGTTCCAACGTTTCATTGAGGCCCTAGCTCGGCTTCCTTTCTCGCTCTTTGCCGCAATCGGTCCCATCCGGGCACAGAACGAATCACGCCTTGCTCCCCCTTGGGGTTGCGGTGCCTTGAGATTGGATCCGGTTTCGCTATTGTACTTTGCTCTGCCCTTGGCAGTAAGCCCCGCGCCTTTGCTAACGGGCAACTTCTCACCCCGACCAATGGCTAACGATGGGCTTTTTTTTCCCATCATTTACCAACAAGACTTAGTGATCTTGCCGCCAGTTTTTACTTTGGCTGTTTTTGCAGAATCCTTGAAAGCCTTCGCAGTTGGAGCTCCCGGTGATCCGGGTTTGCGCATCTTCTCGCCACTGCCCTCGGCTATCCTCTGACGTTTGGCTGCGATGTTGGCGTACAAGCCACCTTCTTTCATTTTCTTTTCCAAAAACAATTTATCAACCATTTCCAACCTCTCTGGCTTAGTTGTCTCTTTGTTGATAATGTTCAGGCGCTCTGACTTGCTTTTTCCTGCGTCGTAAAAGCCTTCTTTTTTCAAAGACTCAACGACACCGCCGTCGTTCACCTTTTTATCAGCCGCTGCAAATTCCTTCCCAACCGACGTAGGAATGCCAACCTTCTTGGCAAACGCAGGATTATGTGCCACCGCCTCCATCAGACGGTGCTGGGCTGGAGATTTACTAGGCATCTTGCTTTGGCCATTCAACATTGAATGGATCAGCCTGAGTTGTAATGTCTCGCAGCGCCTGACGATAGGTTGCCCACGCAGCCTTGTCAACCGGTGAGTCCAATACCTGCGTCCAATCGCTGTCTTTGAGCATCTGGTTGCGCTGGGTACGGATTACCTGCCACTGCGTTGCAATACGCTGCGCTAGATCCTCTTCCGTCATCGGAGCGACATCAACAGTGAAGACCTGACCGTCAATCAAATGAGGAGCGGCAGGGACTAGCTTCTCCGTTGCATGGTCGTATGGCTTCCATACGCAGATAGGGTAGAACCCGCATTCACGGATGTACTTAAGAGTTGGTCCGGTAGAACCAAAGTTCTGGAACGGAAACCATTCCGAGCTGTCTTTGACAACAAGATTGATGTTTGCAAGTAACATTTTTAATCCTTACTGAACAGGGAATGGTGCGGTTGGCGAAGCTGTTATGGAGCGGGCGACCCCTCGGGTAATTCTAAAATCTTGCAAATATCCGTTAAAAAAGTTTGTTATAAGTGGACCAGCAGAATATGAAGCACCAATCAAAGGTGCTCCAGAGAGATACACTGTAGAGTCTGTATAGTTTGAGCCGGTCTGAGTTCCATTAAGGAACATCTTGGTTACCCCACTGCTGCGGGTAAGTGCCACATAATTCCAAACTCCCGTCGATATAGCAGAGCTTGTTATTCTAATTGCTGAATTGACAAAAAGATTGATGGTTCCGCTGTTGTCTAAATATATAAGAATATACGCGCCGTTGGTTGACGCCGGACGAGTGTCATATAACTGGGCAATTAAAGGATTTGTAGGTATAGCGCTGGCGTTCATCCAGAATTCAATAGTAAAATCACCGCTGCCAAACGCAAAAGCTGGGTTACTTAGAGCTGTTAAATAATCAGTTGTGCCGTTAAATTTTATGCTTGTAGTTCCCCATTTTGGGGTAATTGTCGAACTAACCTGAGCATTGCCAACTGTCGACACTACGTTCTGAGTTGTAGCATCGTAGATTCCTGCGTTGGTGAAGTTGAGCAGGAGACTGGTGTTTGCGTCGTTTGCAAACGGAGCAGTTGGAACAGAAGTTACCGTCCTGACCGTGTTGCTTACACGGATGTTAGAAAGATAACCATCTAGGTAATATCCGGGTACAACGGTTGCCCACAAACCACTAACACGAAGTTGCGCATTTTGTGCGTTTGTCGTATTGCTTGCGGAGTTTAGTAGCGTTCCATTAAGGTACAGAGCTATCGTTGCTCCGTTGTATGTCATCGCCAAATAGTTCCAAGTATTCAGCACAGGCGCGCCAGAAGAATACACAAAAACGCCGCCAACCTGACAAAACCATTTGGCTCCTGAATTGTTTTCAATTCCTATCGCCGTTCTTCCAGCAGAACCACCTGTGCCCTGAGAGACAAATACTTGGGTCGCTGTTGAGCTTGTGACGTAAACCCATACCTCAATCGTAAAGTTGCCGGTTGGAATTATTTGACTGCTTGAAGTCAACAAAGTATCAGATGTTGAAGCAACAAAGTACCCGCTCCCAGCATACGCCGCAGGAGTATACGCAGCAGCCGGTGAGAACGGCTGGAATGCTTGGACGGTTGGGGTGCCAGATGGAGTAAGCGTTGCCGGAGTTACTTGAGCAGACGTATCAAGGAATCGGTTACTCTGGCAAGTGAGTATAGCTGTCTGGGTTCCGGTCGGCGGATTTGTTCCCCCAGTGGTTGCCGTCAAGGGAACGGTTGACGGAATAAAGGTTCCGGAATAAACCGCTCTGCCTTTGACAATACGGAAGTTGCTTAAATACCCATTAAGCGGCGATACAGAAGTGTTGTTATTTGTTGTTGCAATATTAAAAGATGTAACTGTTCCTGAAATATTGTTTGCGTCCGTAGCAGTTCCAGCGGCAGTGCCATTGATGTAATAAGCCACCCCGCTTGAAGATGTGCTTGTTCTGACTATTGCAAAATGAGTCCAAGTATTTAACGAAATTGCAGTTGTAGCTGCCGTTAAATCTCCAAATCCCGGAACTGATCCAAAAATAAAACCTGAAGAGTTTATTCCGAATTGGTATCCCGTACCAGAAAATGTGCCGCCGCAAATCCACTGTGTTGATGATCTAGCGTTTTGATATACCCAACCCTCAATAGTGTATGGGTTAGAGCCAAATTGCAAAACAGTAGTAGCATTAGAGGAGCTTAAATACTGACCAGACCCGCTAAAATAATTACTCCACTGCCCATTCGGCCAATACGGAGTGATTGAACCCTGCGTCGGAGATCCGTTACGAGTGATGGTAAAGTTGTTGGTGCTGCTGTCAAGAAATCCGTTAGTGGTCGTTGTGCCTTGGTTGTTCTGCCCGTTAGTACTGGTTGTTTCTAGCAACAAGGGTACATAAGAAAACGACGGGTCTGGAACAACAGCCGATGGGGTCACAGCAGGAGAACTAGCCGCGCTAGCCGGACCCGTGCCGATACTGTTGGTAGCTCTTACGGTAAACGTGTATGGCGTGCCATTTGTCAAGCCAGACACAGTAATCGGCGAAGAAGATCCGGTTCCAGTAATTCCATCTGGGTTAGATGTTGCGGTGTAAGTTAATGTTGCAAGTAACGGACCTCCAGTTGTCGTTGGAGGGGTAAACGCAACCGAAACTTGGGCATTTCCGGGCGTTGCCGTGCCAATCGTTGGCGCACCGGGGACCGTTCCTGCAATATTCGCGGTGGCAGCAGACGTGGCGCTTGCGCTACCCGCAGAGTTGGTCGCAGTGACGGTACACTTAATCGTGTTGTTGTAGTCCGCGTCGATTAGCGTGTAGGACGGTGAATTTGTGCCAACGTTAGTCGCTGCGCCTCGAATCCATTGATATGCGTAACTCGGTGCTGGGTAACCGTTCCAGCCACCAGTTGAACAATTCAAGGTTTGCCCAACGGTTGTGATGCCGTCTACAACCGGCAAAGCATAATTTGTTGGCGCAACAGGCGTCAGCGTTGGGGTTGCCCAAGAAAGAACACCAGAACCGTTAGTAATCAAAACTTGATCGGCAGTCCCATCAGTGCTTGGTAGGGTCCAAGTGACGTTAGACGGAACAACAGCAGGCGCTCTAAACCCCAGATAATTAGTCGTTGCATTTGAAAATCGCATCGACGCCTGATTGTTGACCTGCACGTTTGTGCCGTCATAAACAAGATTGGCCGTGCCGCCAAAAGCACCCGCGTTGTTGTACTGAATCTGCGTGGTTGAACCTCCGGGCGAACCGCCACCACTAACCGTAGCCCAAGAAGTATTGGTGCCGTCAGTGGTTAGGTATTTACCAGAGTTGGTAGCCTGAGTCGGCAGCAGCGCATTGATCGCAGCCGTAGTTGTGGTTTGACCAGTGCCGCCTCTATTTACCGCTACAGCCGT